TTCTTTATGAGTTTCCGTGCTTCGTGGGCATATGATCGTTGAGCGGCGGTCGGTCCAGGGAGTGGTGAAGAGATGTCAAGTGTCTGGAGATAATGAAGGGAACATGTTCCTGGATAAAGAACGGTAGTGGTGACAGGTGTTGTTGTCCACATACCATTTGGATTAAGCCTAAGCGTAAGCAAAGGAGTTCCGTTCTCGCTCACCAGATTGTAAAGGTAAGAGAGTGTTCCATTATAACCTGCGGTTGGCCACTTGCCTAGATGATAGGCATGTGTTGCAAGTTGAGGAGACATGGTCCTTCCATAGAGGTTAACAAAGGAAACGATGGACTCTCCTCCAGCCATTGGCTGGAGGATCATATCGGCATTGCAATCGACTGGGTTGATGGGGAGAAGTGCTGAGTCATCCAGATCGTGTACTGTTGTTACTGTGGTGCGCCCCATGGGGGCTGAAGTGGCAACTCCATCGGTAATTTTCCAATGGCATTTACCATCCCCAGAGGGCTCGTGTGTTATATGTTGATAGTTGAAATCACTGGTGACATTGTAGATGGATAATGATGTTTTTGTGGATCCATTAGCCTCGACGTTGATGTGGGGGAGAATATTGGTTTCATTTACTGTGATTTCGGGGGTGTTGCCGCCACCTAGTGTGGCAGCCCAGGCGGAATTTGCCCGGCCTGATCTGTAGTATCGCAATTGGGTGTCGTTGGCCATCTTAAGAGTGTCAAGTTGTCCAACAGCGTCCTTCAGACCAATCGCAGACATCTGAAAACCACCTGCTAGAAGAGAGGTGATCGATACTGCGTTAATTTGTACTGAGTTATAAAATCCGGTGTCCATTGAATCACACAATGGTTGGAGTGATATAGGGAGATCGTAACTGGATCCCAAGGGCTGAATTTGTCCGACAATTGGTGTCAAAGCTGATGGGTTTGGCTGATCGTACATGAAATCCCCAGCCGTTTGTATCATGAATGAAATTGTCTTGAAATCGGGAGATTGCGTAACGATCCATGAGGCGTTGTAGAATACAATGTATCCTCCGAAGCCTTGTCGTTGTTGACGGTTAGGATCGTCTTGAACATAATCACTAAAGTAGTGGTATGCTATTTCTCTCTGATCCGGACCACGAAAGTCGACCCATGTGGTGTTCTTAGGGTCAATGTCGCAGTTTGGATATGATGTAAGCATCTCCAGGGGCATTTCTCGGACTTGAGATTCTGTGAGGTTTGGGGGCAAGAATCCAACTCGAATTGAACCTCCGTACCACGCGGTAGCGACAGGTCTATATTGGAGCTTGAGGGATCCAGTCCAGGTGTTAAACATTTGGGCGACGTGTCGATTGGGCCAGTTACATTCATAGGGGTGGATCTTTTTGATGTAGAGAATTGTTCCAGGGGGCATGGAGGTGGAGACCGTGAACGTTCCGGATAGGATCCAGTTTTGAGTAAGGAGTTGATCGAGTGTCTGTATGGCGGTGGTTTGGGAGATTTGTGCAGGGTTGTCCGGGGTGGTTTCTGCTTGGAGGGGGACGGCGTGGGTGA